CTAATTGTGTCTGTCCACATCCCCAAATGTAAAGATATAAGGAGCACCATGATACAGTTGGATCTGATTTACATCCTGTAAATTCTCGTCGATAGCCACCCCTGGAAAATCATGTTGCTGGATAAATCCGTATCCTATGTTAGACACAGCGGAATACTCTGTGAAATCAGGACTCGCCTCATATCGGTCACTGATCGTACCCAGTCTTTCGAAGAAAGCCCTCTCATTCTTTTCATGCCTCATGGCAGCCTGTCGAAGGGCATTCAGGTTACGTAGTCTAAGATGAGCTTCTCGTTCTATTCTGGCTCTGCATATCCTTTGAAGTCGGGAACACTCCATCCCAGCTCTTGAGCGACACGACGTGCGAGAATCTCGGTGGGTCCTAGCTCTATATTACTATCTCCAGATGGATCGCTGGCCCCAGTAACATGATGAATAATCTCGTGAATCAGTCCTTCCTGCCACGATGGCATCTCATAAGAATCAGTATCTGGCGCAACACTAAAACTGACATAAGGCTCTTCGTTCTCGTTTTCTCCTGCCTCGCAAATGGGGAGAATTGGTTCTTGCCCGACATCGTATCCATATAATTCGTTACAGGTTAGTGATTGAATATCATCAATTTTGATAGCAGATTCTCCGTTAAGCTCGTATTCGTTTCTGTATTTAATGCAACCAATGTGTACCTCCTCATTATGAATGCCATAGCTTACGGCATCACGAAATGTTTGTGATCGGCTCAACGCATCAAGTACAGTGTTGCCAATCATATCGACCGTATGCTGATCGATGAGCCTGCTACGGCTGTCATGGACGGCGCGAATTACACTTTCGTATACGTTGCTTAAATCTGCTGCGGAAAGCGGTATTCGCTTGCCTATATCCAAAACGTAATCCGCATAGGCATTTTCAGCACGATTAGGAGCAACGGCAGCAGAGTATCCAGCAGGGGCAAAAAAGTTGAAGCCAGGTTGGAGAACGGGAATTTTCATATTGATACTTAATATGGTTTTATATATTTCAGTGCCACCAATTCACTAGCTTACAACCAGAAACTAAAAAAACGTCAGGGCGTTGATAATAATGAATACCAACTTTCTGCCCATTTATAGTAATATCTTTCGTTATCAGGTTTTGTCTGGCAGCTTCACGTAATATTTCAATACTCTGCAAAGCAACATTTGATGAAATGCTGGATGTTATCAATGGCATATGTCATTTACCCCAACAAGACTAAATTTTAGAAAAAACAACTGCCGGGACAACTTTCGCCCCCTGTAACCCCAAATAAGATGTCAGATTTATCGGCATTAATTTATCTCCCTGTTGAATTAGCACCTCTATCATCTACTTAACAAATATCCCCCGGACATTGCAACACAAAAACCGGAGCCGGACTCCGGTTTTGTGAAGCTGTCGGGTTACTTCATCCCGCCAATATTTTCCCACGTCCCGTCAGCACGCAGGATTTGCAGCGGTCTTACCACGCACTGTATCTGCTTTTTATCCGCATCCAGTATCACCACCTGCGTGATTACCCTGTCCTGCTCCGGGATAATGCCACTCTCATCGGACTCCAGAATGTCTGCCGGTCCCAGTCGCAGTTGTACTGTAAGCGACTGCCCGTGTTCACGGCCATCATGCTTTCCGCAACCGCACAGACGCTGCATAAGTTTTTTTAGTATGTTCATGTCATTCTCCTGTTCTGCCTGTATCACTGCCCACTTCATCCAGCCCCTTAACATCCTGCCACGGCCCGTCACCAAACCTGACCTGCAAATGCTGAAAAAAACCCTGAACCCGTGTGGCATCTTTGGGGTCAAGAAAGGTCAGTCCGGTGATGAGTGCGCCATCTGTATCCGGGAACCAGCCATGGCTGTTTGTCTCAATAATGTTTCCCGGCCCCAGACGGAACCGTATTTGCGTCTCCCCCGGGTCGCCCTTCGGCCCCTGAGGTCCGGTTGCCCCCACCGGGCCAGCCGCACCTGTTTCTCCTTTCGGTCCCTGTGGGCCTGCCGGGCCTGCCGCACCGGTATCTCCCTTTGGACCCTGTGGACCTGCATTTCCCGTCAGACCGGTCTCTCCCCGCTCTCCCCTGTCACCTTTCGGCCCCTGCGGGCCTGCCGGACCAGCATCACCTGCCGGTCCCCGTTCGCCGGTTGCCCCGACAGGGCCGGTGTCACCGCGCTCTCCCTTATCACCCTTCGGCCCCTGAGGACCCGCGGGCCCCTGTTCCCCCTTTGGCCCGGGAGGTCCCACCACGGTGGGGATTCGGTTTACGGCCTCTTCCGCCGCTATCCTGCTTTGTTCCGCTGACTGTGCGCTTTCTGCTGACTCCCGGGCTTTTTCTGTTGCGGTCGTTGCATCCCTGGCTGCATTACCGGCTGCACTTTCTGCCGTCTTTCTTGACAATTCAGCTTCTGCTGCACTTTGTGATGACTCACTGGCTTTTTGAGCGGCCGCAGAAGCCGAGGACGAGGACGCCTCCTCTGACTGCTTTGCAGCGGCTGCACTTTCTGCCGCCTGCCGGGCTGACTCCGATGCCTCCCCTGCTGAAGTGTCAGCATTTGCAGCGCTCTCTTCTGCCTGACTGGCTGATATGCCGGCATTCCTCGCGGACGTCTCCGCCTCTCCGGCATTCTTCTTCGCCTCCTCAGCGTGACGCGCCACCTCTTCCACCATCAGTTCAAAACGGCGCAGTGCCTCCGGCCGGACGTCATCCTCCGACATGGCACCGAGAAAATCATTCAGCGTACCGGGTCGGGAATCTTCATACACGGTGATGGTCCCGGCATGTGACGGCGGGAATCCTTCCACCAACAGAATGACGCTGTACTGACCGTACTCAACGTCCATGCTGTAACGACCGGCTTCATCCGGATTTTCAGAGGCCACCGTGTTCACCACCACCGTGCTGCTGGTCCGTCTGGCTTTCAGTTGAATGGTGCAGTTCTCTACCGGTTTTCCTGTGCCGTCTTTCAGTACACCTGAAATCTTTACTGCCATATTCACCCCACAAAAAAGCCCGCCTGAACCGGCGGGCTGTCATAACACTGTGTTACCTGGCTAATCAGAACTTATAACCGACACCCACGATGAAACCGTCAGTGCGCCAGTCGCCACTGCCGGAGCCTTCATAAGCAATATCAATGGCCACGGATTCGGTCGGGTTAAACTGCACGCCAGCTCCCCACGCCAGAGACGTGTTGCTGTGGCGACCGTCATCACTTCCGGTCAGCACATCGTGCGTTTTCCCCTTGTTGTCAGTTACGCGGAGATAATCCCCGGAGAAAGTCGACACACGGCTGTAAGCCACTCCCGCCATCGCATACGCGCTGAACAATTCATTCACGCGCACAGACGGCCCCGCCATCACGCTGAACCAGCGGTTACGCACGGAATCTTCATGCCAGCGGGTATCGCTGTAACGGGTCAGCTGGCGATTCTTGTCTCCTGCATAGCTGAATGACGTCACCATCCCCAGTGTGTCCGTAAACTCATAACGGTATTTCACGTTAATCCCGTTCAGATCATCGCTGCCGGGAACGTTCGTCGAGGCATGAAGGTACTCCGCGCTCAGCGTGGACTGATGTTCAGACGCCCATGCAGGTGCACCGGATACGGCCAGACAAATGGCTGCGGACAAAATGGCGGCATAAAGTTTACGGAAAATGCACCGTGTCCGCTTTCAGCCTGTGCAGGAAAGGCAATTCCTGCCAGCAGGGTAGTAAACAATAATATCGTTGCGTATAAATGCCGCATGATTACCTCTTTGTTTTCAGTCAATAAAAAAGGCACCTCCTGAGGTGCCCGTCCGGGTTAATAAACCGTCAGCTGATACTGATCCCTGCCGTGGATTTTTCATGACCACAACCAGTAAATCACTGATGTACGTTGTCGGCGTCCAGTTGTTCGCACCGGCCGACGACACATTAAACGTCAGGGTGACATGACCCCGCCCTGCCGGCATATCTATCACCGATGAGAACACCCGGCTGACATCCGTTGCCGGTTCATGGAAAATCTCAACCCCGTTCTTCAGCACCTGCAGCTTACAGGTGGAATACCAGTACGACTGCTGATTCGGGCTGTTGAAATTCTGGTGTTTCGTCCCGCGAAACAGCACCGGGGGAATGATAATCTGCCGGTCGAATCCCTGGTCATCGTAAACTGTGACGGTTACCGTCCCGCTGGCATAACTGTTATTCCGGGGAAAGGCTTTCCCCACCGTCTTCACCAGGTCGCCTTCAATCTGGTTTGCAGACAGTTTCCCTCTGATGACACAGTTCTCGTTAATGGTGACATTATTGAGCGTGCCGGTATTCGCGGTAATTGCTCCGCTGATATCCGCGTTCCTGGCTGTCAGCTTCCCTTCCGGCGTCAGGGAAAACGTCGGGGGATTGCCGGACGAGGTGATACTCACCGCAAACAGCCGCTTCAGGAACACATCGTTCATGAACAACTGATTCCCCTGCGCCACAAATAACGGCGTGGTGTTGCCGTCCTCCGGGTTAATCATCGCAATACGGTCAGCCAGCAGCAGTATGTTGCTCAGGGGCTGGCCATCAGTATCCTCAATCCCCGCTCCAATACCGGCAACATAGGGTATGCCATTTTTTGTTTTCTGTACCTTCAGCATGTAAAGTGCAGCAAGGTCATCATTTGTGTCCTTCTGCACGCGCTGTATCTGCTGAATGGTGGCGCTCTGGTCTTCCAGCGTTTTACTGACCGTCTGTGTGATTTCATTGCGGGTTTCGGTGATGGTGGTCTTCATCTCCGCCATCTCATCCGCAAGCTGGCTGTTGTCTATCAGCTCCCATAGCCCCTGAGCCAGATGCAGTTTTCCTATTTTTTCCCGGAAAAATTCCAGATACCCTTCACCATCATTGCTGGGCTGCCCGCTGACTTCCACAAACGCAGATTTCCCCACCAGGTTGACGCTGCGCACGTAAAACCAGAAATCCTTCCCGGGCTTAATGTGCGGGCCGGATACACTCCACTGACTGCCGGTCCCCAGATAACGGGCAGAGGTTTCCACCTGAGATGTGTCTGCGATTTTTGCCTCCGAAAACCAGAACTCAAACTGTACCGTCGGGTCATACACCGCAAGACGCGGGACCGCCGTTATCTGAAAATACCCCGGCGTCAGTTCAATGGTGGCGGGTACCGCAGGTGCATTAATCCTGAACGTGGTGGTGGCCGGTTCCCCCTGCTGGCCATAACTGTTAATCGCCCTGACCGTCAGGGCGTATTCCCCCGGCGGCAGACCGCTGAAACGGTGCTCTGTATCCGCGGTGATGGCGGTGGTCACCAGACGGCTGTCCTGACCGCTTCCAATGGTCAGGCGCAGACTGAAGCGCACGCCCTTCACCACCTTCGGCGTGTCCCATTTCGCCTGCGCCAGATACTGGCCGTCAGCTGCGCTCACCTCCACCGTCAGGTGCTGCACTGCCGGAGGGATGACGCTGTTCAGGGTGCCTGACTGCGGCTCAAAGCTGGCCCCGTTATCCACGATGGCTTCCTTTTCCGGTACGTGCTGCACCGCCGTGATGGCAAAGGTGCCGTCCGTGTTTTCCCGGATGGAGACACAGCGGAACAGGCGACGACGCAGTGACGGCAGGGAGAGTCCCCATACACCGTATGTCTCCACACCATCAGGCAGGGTGCTGACCTGTATCCGGTCCGGCGCGGGGTGTGCAGTGATGGCCACGCTCACCGGCTTACCGCTGCCGTTAATCAGGTTCACCGTGGCGGCACCTGTCTCTGGCAGGGTCACCTCACGGTCCAGTGTCAGGGTGCGGCTGGCGGCATCGATGGACAGGATACGTCCGCCGGTCATGGTCCCGGCATAGTCGTTATCACAGATTTCAATAATGTCACCGGGTGTGTGACGCAGCCCCTGTGACCCGAGCGTGAAATCCACCGTCTGCGTTTCCAGCAGTCCGGTCTTTATCACCCACAGCCCGGCACGGTGGGCCTGACCGCGACTGGTGCAGCCGAACACATCCATCTTCAGCAGGTTGCGCCCGTAGCGCAGTATGGCTTCCGGGTCTTCCACCAGTTCCGTGGAGGTCTGCCAGCCGTTCTGCGGGTCGGTGTAATTCACCTCCACCGCCGTGTGGCGGTCCTTCAGGGCGCTGAAGCTGTAGCGAAACCCCACGCCGTTATCATCCACCACCACATCGCTGTTGGTGTACGGCCACACCACATCCGACGGGCGGTCCTGAACGAACGTCAGCGTCTGGCCGTTCCATACCGGCATACAGCGCATCGCCGAGCAGAAATCACTGAGCACATCCCATGCCTTACGCTGTTGTGACAGGTACGCATTAAAGGTCATCCGCGGCTCGGTCCCCCCGAAACCATCCGGCACCGTCTGGTCGCAGTACTGCGCAATGGCATACAGCGCCCATTTGTCCACGTCTGCCGCCCCCAGACGTTTTCCCATGCCGTAGCGCGGGTGAGTCAGCATGTCCCACAGGCACCAGGCCGGATTGTTGCTGTATGCCGGTTTCAGACTGCCGTCCCAGATACCGCTGTACGTGCGTTTTTCCGGGTCATAGTTTGACGGTACCTGAATGATGCGACCGCGGATATGGTAGTTCACCGTCATCTGCTGACCGCCAAACTGCTCCGCATCCACCTGCAGCCCCACAATCGCCGTGTTCGGGTAGCACTGTTTCACATCGATGATTTCGGTGTATGACGACCAGAGCGTCTTATTCTGCAGCTGGTCCGTGGTGCTGTCCGCCGTCTCCCTGACCATCCGGATGTTAAAGGGGCGGGGAGGCAGATTATCCAGAATCACCGAAGCGAGGAACTGTGAGGTGGTCTTGCCGTTAATGGTGACATCCTTTTCCGTCACCCAGTTACCGTTACGCTGCAGCTGAATCAGCAGGCGGACGGATGCCGGGTTACGGTCACTCTGTGAGGTGGTCTGCACCAGTGACTGCACCCCGAAGGTGACCCGCAGGCGGTCAATGTTCGCGGACGTAATGGTGCGCGTCACCGGCTTTGCCTTCGTCACTTCCACGCCCAGTGCGGTTTCAGAACCGGATGACTCAAAACCTTCCGGCGGTGTCTGCTCCTGCTCCCCGGCGCGCCAGACCGCTGTCACACCATGTATCACAGGATTACCGTCCGTGTCCGTCAGCGGGGTTTTGTTCACCAGAATACTCTGCAGCCCCTTCACCGGACCTTCCACCGGTCCCTCACCGATGGCATCAATCACGCTCATCATCTGCGTGGACTTAAGATTGTCCTTTGCCTCAACCGGCGTGTGCGCCTTGCCGCCACCTTTACCCACTCTGTCCCCCTCTCCTGTCTGATGTCTGAATCTGTTTATGCCCCAAAAACGACAGGCACCCCGGAGGGTGCCTGTGTCATGACGGAATAAAATTTCTGAATTTCTTCACATTTTCTGTACGCCCCCGTGGCAGATATCATTCCCGGGCGTTACAGTTTTTTCGGGCCAATAAAAACAAAACTCCCTGTGGTTAATCTTCATTTTCTGTTCCCGCAGCCTCCATACACTGCGGGATTTTTTTATTTTCATCCCCGCCCGATAACCACCACTTTCCCGTCTCCGCCTTCATCACGGGTGCTGATGTCCTGGGATATCCGTCGTGAACCAACCAGCATTTCACCGTAAGGCACCGGCATCGGGTTCCCCTGAGCAATCATGTTGTCCAGTGAGGAAAAGTACGTGTTCTGTCTGCCGTTATCCGTTGCGCGGTAATCCGGTGTTTTTGCCTTCGGGGCAAGCATCTGAGCCACACCACCCAGTATCATGCTGGCCCCCAGTGAAAACAGCATCGTGGTGGCAGAAAAACCACCGGCTGCCAGGGCTGAACCCCATAACGCCATTGATGCCCCGGCAGTGAAGAAAGAGCCCACGATGGCTGCCGCCCCCAGCACAATCTGCAGTCCGCCTTTCCCTGCACCGGCCAGTCGCGGCACAATGTGGATGACCGTTCCCTCACCCAGCTGTTCGTGAAGACGGGCGTACACCGCCTCCGGTGCCGTGTCATAACCGGCAATACGTATCTGGTACCAGCCTTCGTTCATCTGACGGCGAAAGCCCGGCACCTGTAACGACAGCGCCCGGATGGCTTCCGCTGCCGTGTTCACATACAGGCTGAGGCGGCGGCCAAATCGTTGTAAATCCCCGTGAAGGCAGATGCGTGCCAGTGGCGGTGACGCCAGACAGAATGCGTTCGTCGTTGCCATTTTTCGGAATACCTCTCCCGTTTACTCAGTTGTTCAGGCAGATGGTGAAGCAGCTCACCGTTGCCACAGTAAATGGCGGCATGGTTCGGTACCGAAGCACCAAAGCAGCACAGCAGAATATCGCCCGCCTGTGCAGAGGACAGGGGCACCCGGTAAAAGCCCGTTCCCTCCATATTGTCCAGGTACAGGTTCTGGCCGTTGCGCCACCAGTCATCCTCGCGATGAAAATCCGGCATTTCAGTCCCCGCCAGATGGTACGCATCCCGGAACAGGGTGTAACAGTCCGTCACCCCGTGTTCAAAGCGCCGTCCGGTCAGGTGCGGAACGCAGCGGAATTTGTGAATGTCACCCCGGCTGACCAGCCACCAGGGCAGTGCGCTTTTTATCTGCAGCCGCCGGTCAGCCTCGCTCAGCCAGGGCAGACCACCGGGATGACTGTGAACCAGCGCCACAATCTCCCCCGACATCTCTGCCCGCAGCCAGTCTTCCGGTGCGATACGAAAATACGCCTCCGGCTCTGCGGAAATATTCACACAAGGGATATACCACTCCCCCTCCGGCGTGCTTATCACGAAGCCGCACGACTCCGCAGGCGCACACCGCCGGGCATGCGCCAGAATCGCTGATTCAGTCTGTGTCATAAACCGGGATTTACTGCGAAAGTTTATTAATGGAAAGGAAGCCGCCAAAGTTGCCGACATTCCTGCGCAGTTCACACCCGCGCATGCATTTACTGCATCTGTCCTTCCGGATATCCGTGGTGGGGTTGTCGAACTCATCCGCCACCGCAGGACCGTTATACCCGCATTCATCTCCCCGGTAATCCCACATACAGGTGTTCGCCAGCATGATGCGACCGGGAAACAGCGCTCCGTCCGTCTCCGTCGGTGTGGCCAGCACAAACGAGGCCGTCATGGCCGTCAGCTCTGACATCTGCTCCACCACCCACCGGTCAGTCAGCTCCTGCTCCGGGTCGGCCTCCGGATTGCCTGCCACAAAGTTCACCGCATCCAGAAAACGCGCATACACCCGGCGGCGGACCACCGTGGCACCCACCAGGCTCTGCAAATCCTCCGCCATCCCGGTGACAAGACCGAACAGATTGGACACCGTCAGCGACGGGCGGGCACTGCTGCCCTTTCCGTTCATCTCAAAGCCACTCCCCTCAATCGGGTACGCCTGATATTCACGCCCCTGCCAGGTCACCGGCTCCCCTTTTTCATTCAGCTCATTGCAGAAAAAATACCGCTCACCGCCCTGCACCGTCAGGTCGATTTCCCAGAGTACCACCCGCGGTGACTGCTCTGACTTAACCGACTCGTTAAGAGTTTCTTCGTGAATATCCTGCATCAGTTCACCACCTGCTTAAACTCCGCGCTGAACTCAACGCGCAACATCCCGACCCGCGCAGACCACCCGGCACAGGTCACCTTTATCTGCCGGTATGCATAGGGTGGCTTCCACAAAAATGCCTTCCAGCCTCCGTGCTCTGCCAGGAACGCTTCCAGATGCCGGGCCTCCTCCCGGGTCACGGAAAGCGTCACACGGTATGTTTTCAGGTCAGCATTCAGCCCTGCCGCCATACGCTGTGAGTACCCGTCACCAAAACGCACTTCACGCACCGATGGCTGCGAGTTCACCTCCATATCCGGCTTCACTTTCCAGCGAAAGGTTTTCATCGCCCGCTCCCTGATAACATACCGCCATCACGCAACTGCAGCCGGAGTTCATCCTGCGCCCCCTTGCGGGCCATGTCATACACCGCCTTCATCAGCTGCGGTCCCGCCTGTCCGTTGATACCGTCGTTCTGAATCACCACGTGATTGTTCTGATTAAAATTAATGCCTTCCGCCCGCCGCATCTGCGCCGGACTTCCGGCACCACCCACATAACCACCTTCCGCATAGCCGCGCATCAGACGGTAAAGATTCCCCACACCTATCCGGCTGGTTGCCTCTTTCGTGAAAACAAACTCCCCGCGGTGAACTATCCCCGCAGGCTCATATTTGCCGCCCGTCCCCGTAAATCCTCCGGTCGCGAAATGGAAGTTCGCCGCCGCAGCCTCAATGGCCGTCCCCGAGGAAGCAGATGCACCACCACCGAAAGCACCGCCAATGGCGCTGCCGATACGCCCGACAATGCCCACCATGGCCTGTTTAAGCAGGATTTCTGTCATCATGGACAGCACCGAACGGGTGAATCCCCGCCAGTCTGCCTCTGCACCGGTCAGCATCGCCGCCATATTCTGTGCAATACCGTCAAAGGTCTGCGTGGCAGCACTTTTAACCTGCGAAAAACTGTCCGTCGCACTTTCCGCCCACTCGCCCCAGCCGGACTTCAGCCCGGCCATCCAGCTTCCACGAAGCTGCTCCTCCGCAGACCAGGTGTTCTTCAGTGCCGATGTGGCCTTCGCCAGCGCAGCCGGATTATCACCGTACACGTCCCGAAGACGCTGCGCTTCAGACTCCCGCTGCGCCTGACGGTCAGTGAGACCGCGGGCTTTTGCGCTGATGGCGGCCTGCTTCGCGCTCTGTTGCTCTTCAAACCGCACCGCCTGCTGTGCCAGCTCATTCAGGCGTTTCTGGTATTCAACCTTGTCGCCCAGCTCAGCCAGCTGGCGTTTGTACTCCAGCGTCTCGTCTTTATGCGCCAGCAGGGATTTTTCCTGCTCAGATAACTGTCGTTTCGTGGCAGCCTCTTTCAGGACCGCATACTGACTTTCCGCCTTCCATAAATCACGGCGCTGCCGGCTGATTTTCTCATTCGCACCGCTGTGTTTTTCCAGCGTCCTGAGCTCAGCTTCAAGGGCAAGCAGAGCCTCTCTTGCCTGCTCCTCTTCCCTCTCCCCGGCAGAGCGCGTTTTCGGTGATGTATGCTTTTTACCTGTCAGCTCTTCAGCCAGACGGCTGACGGCTTCCTGCTGCCCTGGACCTTTGCTGACGCCTGTTGCACGCGAGCGGTTGATGTACCCCATTTCCCCCTGGCGTATACGCGCATCCCGTTCCGCAATGGATTTTCTCAGCGCCAGTTCATCGCGTTTTGTTTTCTCAATAAATACGCGGTTCTCTTCTGCCAGTTCACCAAACAACGCACCAACGCCGGGCACATTCTTTGTCGTTTCCCAGGCTGACTGAATAAATTCAGCCAGCGCCAGATCCCCCTGCACAAGCAGCAGCTTCACTTGTTCAACGGTTCCGGCCACCACGTCAGTGATCAGACTGAGTGCCCCCAGTGTATGATCACCTATCCATGCCCATGCGTCAGAAGTCCAGGTTTTAACATCGTCCCAGATTTTTTCCACCGGCGTGGCCGCTTTATCAAGTTGCTCCAGACGTGCATTCATGACATCCGCAAACAGGGACATCGCCTCCGTCACCGCAGCCTGTTTACCTTTCGTGCGCTCAAGCTCATCAATATGGCGTAACTGGGAAACGCTCAGGAAGTTATACTGCTGATTCAGGGAGGCCAGCGCCTTCACCGGATCTGCTGCAATCCCTTCAAAGGCTTTTTCCACCTTCCCGGCATCGTCCCCCACCGTCTGCAGCCATCTCTGAGAGGTTTCCCCCATGATCCGTAGCTGCCCGGCGGTATATTTCCCGCTTTCTGCCAGACGGGCCAGATTTTCTGCCGCCTGTCTGATACCACCACCGGCTTCATCGCTGATCACCCCGGCCATTTTCCACAATTCTGCCGTTGTGGTGGCAGCCGCCCCTCCGGTCAGGATCAGTGAACGCAATAAGGCCCGGTCAGCCTGCTCTGCCTGCCAGGCGGCGGCAGCAAGCGCGGCCAGTACGGCAACCCCGCCACCTGCCGCCACACGGGCCACCGACATAAATCGTCCCAGCTCACCGGCATTCCGGGCATTTTCAGCCAGTGCATTTGCCGTATCTGACAGCGACTCCTCTGATGATTCAGAGGCATCCCTGATCCCGAGAAGTTCCTCCTTCAGCAGGGTAAGCAGGCTGAGCGGTCCACCGAATGAATCGCTGATCTGCCCCCCCTGCTGCAGCATGATAAGGAAGGGATTCTGACCACCGGCAAGCTGAGTGACAATATCCGTGAACTGTGCGGGCAGTGTGCGCATGGCAGCCTTATACTGTCCGACTGATATCCCGGCTTTTTGTGCCGCCAGCGCCTGTCGGCTCAGCCCCTGTTCAACAGTACTGGCGGTTTTTCTGGCATCCGCCTCCAGACTGGAAAAATGACGGCGTACCCGGGCCATCTGTTCATCAAACCGGGCCGCATCCAGACTCAAATCAATAACCAGATCACCCGCTGGCTGGGACATATCTCACACCTCCGGAAATCCCCGCTGAAGCCATCATTAATGCAACATCATCCTCGCTGACATCCACCACATCCGCAGAAGGTGAAATATCGCGCCCTCCGTCCCCTCCGAACCGGACGCCTCCGGCAACTCCTGTCGCTTTCTGCATCAGCATTTCTTCCTCGTCCGGCATCTCCGTCTGCTCTTCCTCACACGCTGGAGCAAGCAGACTGAAATCCGCCGGATGCATATCCGGATCGCCAAAAAACAGGCTGAGTACGGCGTACATCAGCCCGGAAAAATGAGCGTCCAGTTGGGTATCCTGAAAATAATGCGTGCAGTAAAAACGTCGCCAGTCGGCATATTCGGTGGATGTCATCCCGGCAAGCATGGCGCGCCAGTCGGGTCTCCCCATCTCTCGCGCCAGTTTCAGGACAAAGTTCAGCTCGCCTTCGAATGCTTTTTTGATGTTACCGGCTCAGTCGCTTCTGCTTTCCCGGTTTGTTCAGGATCGGCATCGTGCCGGTTATCCAGCATACCTGAAAGATAAAGCACCCGGTTCGTTGCCTGATTCAGTGCATCAGCAGGCCATCCCAGCATCACTTCACGGCGGATCTGCTGCATCTCTGTCTCCGGAGAGGCCAGAGTGCCTTTGAGGGAATGGGAATGCCATAGCGACATCGCCACAAGCAGGGATGCCGTTTCCAGATATCGCTGGTTAATGTGCACGACATAATGCTTCGTTGTCTCCTGTTGTTCTGCGTCTGAAACAAACTTTATATAATCAAACCGCTGCAGCGCAGACAATTCGGAAAGCGTGACGGACACACCGTTATATTCAAATTGTTCTGTTTTCAGAAACATGTATTACCTCCGTTTACCCTGCAGCGCCCGCTTCAGTAACGGTGACTTCAGCCACTGCGGCGAACTGACCATTTCCGCTCACCACAGGGATCTGCACCTTACCTGTCGCCACGCCGTTTACCGTAATTGTCATATCTTTCACACTAATGGTGGCTTTCGACGGATCGGCGGAAACCGCTCTGAACGTCTTGTCGGTTGCACTTTCCGGCTCAAAAGAAACCGTCAGGGTGGTTGTTTTCCCTTTTGCCACCGTACCGGATGTCGGTGTCACCTTAATTGCAGTGGCCGGCGTAATTTCGCTGCGTTCTTCCGCCACGGAAGGTTTGCCCACGTTAGTGACTTTCACCGTGCGGGTGATCACTTCTTTCGCCGTCACGGCCTTACCGATACTGCTGACCCAGCCACGGAACACATCCACCGTGCCATTTGGGAAACGGATTTTATAGGCCCGCACATCCCCGCTTTCAAACCAGCCTATAAGCCCTTTCTGACCTTCTTCTCCCGGTTTCCAGGCCAGCGTAAAACTGGTATCTCCTGCAGACTTCTGCCCCTGCCCGGTCGCGGTCCAGTCCGCGTCTTCATCATCCAGGTAGTTATCATCGTAGGGTTCTGCCGTCATCTCGCCCGGCGTCAGATCCTTCACCTTAGCCAGTCGCTGCCAGTCATCGTCTGACAACGGGTTTGCATAAGCATCACCCTTGCCGTTGTAAACCCACAGAGTGGTACCGGCACCTTTTACCGGCTCAAGGGGATTTGGTGTTGCCATATCGTCCTCACATCTCGTAGGTAATTTTCCACAGGAGATCTGCCGATCCCCACATCATAAACTCATCATCCCGGCGGTAGTCATACCCCTGAAGATTCATCTTCAGCAGTAATGCACTGAGCCCGGGAACTGCCTCCAGCGCAGGAAGAATTTTTTCTTCCATCCACATATCCAGTGCCGAGTCCGGTTCTTTTGCCCTGAGAAAAACCTCAATATGCAGTGTCGCCTCCCAGGTTCCCTCATCAACGAACTCGTCAGCAGCAGACGCATCTGTCAGGTAAACAGCAACAGCAGGCAGTTCCTGTTCATCAATAAAAACCGGGCGACCGTCAAACCAGCTCACCCTCTCAGAAATATTTTCTTTCAGGGCAGACAGAACTGCCGCCCGTATTTCACGGTGTTTCATACACCCTCCCAGTCATTTTCTTTTCAGCACCAGGCGTAACTGATGCGTCATGGCTTTCATCATCTGCGCCGGTAATTTTTCCCGGTACATCCGGTCCCGTTCACGTTCAAAGGTTTCTGCCAGCGGTCCGGCAGTCGTAATCTTCACCACTTCGATCGGCAGACGGTGGCGTTTCGGCCTCCCTTTGCTGTCCGCGCCGGTGGATGATGATGCCCACGGCATACGCTGCATCACATGCCAGCGTCCGTTAGCCAGCCGGGTGATAAAGGCGTCCGGGATCCGTCTTTTCCCCACAATCAGCACACTGCCGCCCCCTTTCAGGGCCGCACGCTGTCCTTTCTTTCTCCGTTTTCTGCGGGAAAGTCGAACGCGGGCCTCCCCCAGTTTGATGGCGGGCAGGTTGCCGGTATTGATGTAAACCTTTGCGTAAACCTTATCCGGTCGTGCCGGACTTAACCGGATGCGGGCACGGATAAGACGACGGGGAACGGCCAGCTCCCTGGCAACTGAAGAGGCCGTTTTCGCAATAATGGCCCCCGCCACTCGGTTCAGTGTCGTGGCAGAGGCCCGGGGAACGGCACGGCGATCAATTGCATCCAGATTTTTCATGGCCTGCGCCAGACCTTTTATTGCCATACTCATTCCTGTTCGACAAAAATCCGGGGTTTACCGTTGTACGTGTCATAACGGGTCACCGTCAGTGTGCGCCCCGCAAACACAACAACATCATGACGGCCGGACGGTACCGGGCTGAAAACACCACCAGTGACAACTGGCTGCCCGAAAGCGCCCCCATCTCCGCGGACTCTTCCTCCGGCATCACGTCGTACACGACGCCGTTAATCTCCGCCTGTTTGCCCATCACCCGAACGGTCGCCACGTCCATCCGGCAACACATTCGCGTAAACAGATCAGACATTGATTTTTACCGCCACAGTGGCGCTGTTTGCAGGGGCATTTTCCCAGGCTACCCCCGCTGCCACCGCACCGTCTGCAGCCAGCTGCACAACCCCGTCCTTCAGATAAACCACCGCGCCGGACTGAATGTCGTCAGCAGACTGTTTGGGCAGCAGGAACACGCCTTCGGCAAAACCGTCACCGGCCTCACCGGCAGGAATATCGGTAATGGCCACGGCCACCATACTGCCGACCACCACCGCAGCACCGCTCAGGATGGTCTGATCTCCGGCATTCACCAGTTCAATGGTGGTACCGTCCTGTACAAAATTTTTCGCCATAATGCTGTTTCTCCGGACAGCCCCTGTGGGGCTGTTTTTCAGGCATAAAAAAAGCCCTTTCGGGCAGTGATTGTGATAACGCGGTTATCAGGCCACCGACGAACGCACCAGCCCGCGCCAGTCAAGTGGTGCCACTCCGGCATCAATACGGATTTTTGTGGCAATGCCGTCAGTGGTGAAACCTTCCTGCTGATCAATGTATGGCGTGTCCACACCATCCAGCCAGGCCACTTCAATGGTGTCAGTGCCCTGTGCCGCCGCCAGATACCAGGTTTTCGGGTCTGCCGCATCAAGACGCGCTTCTGCAATCACCTCAGCAAAGTTCTGGATAGGGTTAATGACACCGGCGTTTGCATCCGCCCCTTTCACACTGGCCGATTTGATGGTCTGGTTCGCCACCGTCTCCAGTGCCACCGGTACCAGCATAAAGGCCGGACGGATATTCAGGGCACGATCGCCTTCTTTCTGCAGGCGCATCATCTGACGGGCCGCATCCAGTCCGGAAACGGAGATCCCCCCGGTGGCAATATTTTTGTGATCGGCATGGAACAGCGCCTTACCGTCGGACAGTTTCGGGTTATCCGTCAGCACCTTGTAGACCAGGTCACCAATCGTTGCCTTCGCCGCACGCCCCATCTTCATCGGCACGTCCACCAGCATATTCAGATCATCATTGATAATGGCCTGGCGGGTGATGGAGAAAATCTCCCCGTAAGTGGCCAGTGCAATGGTCTCCTTGCGATCTGAGGTGGTGATGTATTTATACTCCGCCCCCTCACGAACCTGGCGCAGAGAACCAAAACCGCCATCCCCACGCGATACGCTGTTTTGAAGTCTGACAGGCGTCCCTTACGGGTCCACTTCTGGAAGGTTTCTTCTGATTCCTCCCAGCCCTGGATCAGCCCCTTGTTCGACACATCCAGCAGAATATTGCCAAAATCAGAGGTGCTGTGCGTCAGCGCCAGCCCGACCATCTGCATGGGGTTATAACTGGCCACCCCAATACCGCGCTCCGTCAGTGACATGCGAGCCCATTCACGCAGGGTCATCCCGTTATAGGCGTTATCCTTCTCGACATTTTCAAATCCGGCACGGGCCAGCATCGCCTGGCGGATCCCGTCCCCCACAAAATTGCCGTTTCCGGCATAAATATGGGCCGGTGTATTTTTGTTGGTCGGCGAGGACTCCTTGCCCATTTCATTCAGCAGTCGTTCACGGGCCATTTCCAGCGAACAGTCAGGATCAGCCACGCACTGTGCCTGAAGCGTCTGATAGCGACCACCGAACATGGCAAACAGATCGTTAATGCCTGACATGCGGGCTTTCTGTTCTGCCATAACGCGGGCGCGAATGGTCGCCTCATCAGACACTGCCGGTACCGGTGATGGTTCTGTTACCGCCGGTGCAGGGATTGTCACTGTGGTATCACGCGGGGCACTGTTGCGTGGCGGAGTAATCATGTTTCGGATGGATTCCGGCATCTTTTTAAATTCCTCTGTACGTTTTGACTGAATACATGCCATTGCCTCAACAGCGGGTGTCACCTGGTCAGCAAATCCGTGTGCCAGACATTCGGCACCGGACATCCAGGTTTCATCCGCCAGCATGGCGGCAATTTCATCGGTGGTTTTTCCGGTTTTCTGCGCATAGGCTGGCAACAGTACCGATTCGACTTTATCCAGCAAATCGGCATAACTGCGCATATCCTCAGCATCCCCGCCACTGAATCCCCATGGCTTATGGATCATCATGAAGGCATTTTCCGGCATAATGACCGTATCACCGGCCATCGCAATCACAGATGCCATCGAGGCGGCAACGCCATCCACATACACGGTAATGGTCGCCCCCTGATTTTTCAGGGCATTAAAAATGGCGATGCCTTCAAAGACATCGCCACCCGGTGAATTGATATGGAGATTAATGTGGGTGATATCACCCAGGGCATTCATATCGCTGACAAACTGCTTCGCGGTAACTCCCCAGAAACCAATCTCGTCATAAATATAAATATCTGCCTCACCCTGACTACCCGCCAGCATCCTGAACCAGGATTTATTCTTCATGCTGGCTGTCGGTGGCCTGCTGACGCTGTTGTTCAGTTCCGGCACTGTTGCCTCCTTTGTCGTTGACGGGGTCAGTATCAAAGACCAGCCCCAGTCTGCTGTTTTCATCAATTTCAGCCTTGCGGCGACGTTTGACCTCATCCGGATTGCGCCCACCAGCACGCACCCAGTCAGATTCTGTCGCTGCACCACCCCGGATCTGAATTCTCCAGGCTTCAGCTTCCTTAACCGGGTCGATCCACGGCATCACCGGACCGGAATACGTCGCGTTATATAGCGTTTTCATCTCCACATCCGCCGGAATTTTCAGCAGACCTGCCGCAACCACCATATTCAGCCATGTCCGGTACACCGGGCGGGTTACCGCGCCAATAAAACAGTCCTGCAGGATCAGGTAACCATCCGTGGACTCGACCAGCTCCTGCCGCTGGGCGCTGTAGGTGCCGTTATAGTTACGCGCCGCACTGGAAAAACTCAGACGACTGCCTGCTGCCACTGCACGCAACTGGCCGTTGCGGAAAGTTTCAAGGTTGGGATTGGGACGGTCAGATTTGACCATGCCGATATCCTCGCCCTTGCGCAAATCGTCATAAATAATACCCGGGGTGATATGGACTTCCCGCTCGGTCTCTTTGCTCCCCGGATCTTCATAGTCCTGTCCGTCACCTTTACGGATATACAGTCCCAGCGCCGCAGCAATACGCGCCGCTGTCAGTTCCGCATCCTCATACTCCTTAAGGGCACTGATCCGCATCAGCACCCCGATAACATGGATGAGCCTCGCGTCTGATGCAGACGACGAGTGAACTTCAGGTGGATCATTTTTCCGGCAGCGATTTCTTTCGTATCACTCTGCCGGCCGCTGACCGGATAATTTTTATAAACCAGATATTTTTTCGGTCTTCCCCACTCATCAAGAAAAACCCCCTGATTCAGTCCGGCGGATTCATCAGTGCGCATGGGAACAAAATCCGGCTCCATCGCCTCAAGCCAGAATGGCACTCCCGCCGTCCGTTCCAGACCGTTTCCCGCACCACTGACCATCTGCGCAAACACTTCACCATCCCGCAGCCAGGTCCGCAGCAGTAAACGTTCAAGCACAGGACGGGTATACTGCCCTGTCACATCCGGACTCACGGACCATTCAGCCCACAAACGGCGGATATCCGCAGCCAGCTCAGCCGCCATTTCCCCGTTTTTTCGTAATGGCTGAGGCTCCACAATAATTCCCCTGGCACCAATCACCCGCTCTTCCAGCTTGTCAAACACACCAATCACCAGGTCATGATTGATATCCAGAAAACGGGCCTGCTCCCGCAGGGAAACCGCACCGTATTTACTGAGCTGATCAGCAGAGCGATTTTCCCGCCGGGCTTTATGTGTCCGGGTCGGTTTCACCGCCTCATAGGCCATGATTAACGCCCTTGAACGCAGTCTGGCTGCTTTCCACCCGGGGGAAAACACGCCGATCACATCATCAATAATTGCCATTAAAACCTCGCCAGTTTAAATCCCGGTTTTCCCCGCCTGCGGCTCACCATCGCGGCAAGCCTGCGTTCCCACTCCTGACGTCCGGCGCGGATCTGAGAAAGGCTTTCCAGCGTCAGTTGCTGCCCGTTGAAGGTGACAGACTTTCCCTCCAGTACGGCCATTTCCGCTTCACGGTACCGCTGTATCATTTCTCTGGCTTCTTCTGTGCTCACAACCAGCCTCCTGATGTTATCCATGGATTATCTTCCGCACGCTCCGTCCGCAGTTTTTTCTTCCGGCGACGGCGTTTTTCTGCCCCGGCCGTCAGTTCCGGGGATACCGTTTCACCAGAACGCTCCTGCGGGAAGACGAGCCACGTTTCCCGCTGTGCCCAGTCCGGTGCGGAGGGCCAGCGGATCTTTTCGTAACCATGCAGAACGGCAAGCGCATCCGCATAAACCAGCAGGTCAAACGCTTCGTTAGCGCCCCTGCCCGGTTTTCGCCATTTTCCGTCACTGCCGCGCTCTTCATAGGTCAGCTCATCGTAAAACCACCGCCCCAGCCAGTCGGGAAAGTGGATATAGTTCGGCCCTGGTGTGTCACGCCACAGGGCATTATTTACACGATCCTTAAACGCATCCGTCTGAACCAGCCACAGCGCGACATCGCCACTGGCTCTGGCACGGCGGGCACTTCTGCCGGTATTATCCGGGAAGGTTCGGTTAATCAGCCTGTCACGGCGAAGTCCATCCCCCTTGAACAGAAACACCCTGTTGCCCAGTCCGTCACTCCGGCAACGACGCCAGAAACGATAGGCGTTATCTGTCACCCCGGCTTCCCCTCCCGTATCCACCGCCATGGCCATCAGACGCATGCGCACATCCGGATCAGAAGCCAGCGGCCATGTTTTATGGAACACATCCGTCAGCAACAAATCCCAGTCCTCCGGATATGCCGCCGGATCAACCGGCAGACTTTCACCGTTGGGACTGCAGCGCAGTGAATGCCGGATGTTGTAGCGATCAACAATCCAGCGTTCCCCCTGCTCTCCGTATCCGGTGATCTGCACAACAAAACGGCGATTTTTACCGCCCTGTACGTCAACCGTTGCCTCAATAAAACGCACACCATCCGGCACAGATCGCCGGGGAAACGGCTCGGCACGCTGTTCAAGCAGTTCACTTTTACGCTGTTCCGTGGCTGAACGGGGCAGATAGGGTCGTCCGATATCGGTGTTCACCACCGCTTTCAGGGTCTCTTCACTGCCGGTTCGCTCATACTCTTCTTCTGCCGCCAGCAGTTTAAAAATCAGTTGTTCCCAGGTCTGAAACGCCGCAGCTGGCCCCTCCATCCAAAATGACGCAATCCGGGAGTTTCGTGGCGTTCCGGTGATACTGCCGTCCGCCGCCGCCCGTTCACCTTCACGAAGCCAGATCCCCTGGTTATTCAGTTCGCGTTTCTGCTCAGGGGCAATCAGCCCGCGACAATGCGGACACATCAGACGGGCAGCCTGACCGGCAGCCACAAAATCCGGGTTATTCCGGTATCCGGTCATGTTATCCATCACCGGCTGAAAATATTCCCCGCAGTGCGGACACGGCCAGTACCACCGGCGGCGGTCTCCCCGGTTATACAGTGACAGGATACCCGTTGTTGGCGGTGCCTCATGTGCGCCACCACAACGCCATTTGGTATCGGTGATATCCCGCCCCGGTGAACTCTCGACCAGGGTCATCCCCGAGGACATAAAGGTGGTGGTACGCTTTGAGGCCAGCGTGAAGGCATCCCCTTCCCCGTCCACGTTTTCAGGGAAACGGTCATAATCCGTCAGCGCCACACGACGGTAATCCGAAGAGGAAAAGACGGTGATCGACGGCCAGCCAATCTTCAGGAAGGAGCCGTCAAGAAACATTTTATCGTGGACGTTGTTGTCATTACGGGAAGGACTGAGGCGCTTGCTGACCTCCGGACTGTGGCGAAACGTCCTGGAAAGACGCGTTCTGGAATGCTCACGCGCCTTCGTCTCAGTCATCTGCACCACCAGCATATCCGCCGGATCACAGATGATGCCGTACACAATCCAGCCATCAATCAGCCCTTCGGTTTTCCCGGTTCGCGCAGGTCCCACAAACACCACCGCGTCATATTCACGGGCTGATAATGTATTAATGGGGTCAATCATATAGGGCGTCAGCGATGACTCCCACGGACCGGAAGTATTGGCTCCCCGTGGAACCCGCATATAACGCCTGATGGCTTCCGCTACTGGTAACCGGCTGGGTGGGCGAAACAGCGAGGCCACTTCGCGCCAGATATCGGATGCGCGGCTATGGCTCTCGTTCACCTGATTCACATATCGGCCTCATCACAACAGTCAATGACTGCCTTTTCCAGTGTGTCGCGGATCTCATCAACCACAATCTGTACTTCATTCAGTTGTGATGCGGTCCACCCCCTGTCCCTCTCCAGCCGGTCAGGCCAGGTTTCCAGTACCTGAACTATCGCTTTCACCACGACAGAAAAGGACCGCCTGACATCACTGACTGGCACAAGCTGACCAGTTTCCTGCTCAAATTTCAGTCGGTCACGTTCTGACTGGTACCATGCTTTACGCGCATGAGGATCCATTTCCTCGTTATCTACAGGCAGAGGAGCTTTCATCAGCTCGGCAAGGATATCTGTCAGTCGGTACAGTTTGAGATTGCTCTCATGACCACCGGCTGGGCTTATGTTTTTTACCCGAGCCGCAACAGTCTGTCGATGAGCACCGGATAATGCGGCCAGTTGGGAAATATTCAGATGCAGATTTTTTAATTCACGATCCATAACTCCCCCTGAAAATTATGTAAACACACACCAGTGATGAACAAAAAACAACCAGATTCGACACTAAAAATTTTTATTTTTCTATATATCAATAACTTACACTGGTGGTGATGGTGCCATAAAAATCAAAAAATGCGCCTTTTTCCGCGCCGCCCGCCCCGTGTTCAGGCCCACCCCACCAGGAGGACCCGCAAAATGATAATGGTTATCATTTGTAATGTAGTCCGGTTTCTTCCACCATCGCACCGGACCAGCGACTATGAGGGGACAACGCCGCGCTCCGTTAACGCGGTAAACCCCGGTGTGTATCGTTTTTGATTATCCCCGCACACTCGCGCAGAGGAGTCTCCCTGTCGGGCTGCGGTCTCTGTTAATGAGGGAATACAGCGACGATACGGCGCATCCGCAAAACTTAGTTCAGGCACTGAGTGCGGATATAGTCCTGTGCCCCTTCCAGCTGCTTCTGCATTGTCATCAACCGTTCTCTGAGGATGAAATAATCCCGTTCAGCGGTGTCTGCCAGTCGGGGGCCGGTTGCATTATCCACGCCGGAGGTGCCGGTGGCTTCACGCACGGTACCGGAGCAGGTGGCGTTGATCCGCAGGCGCTTACGACCAGCGGCAACATCAGCACGCAGAGTTTCATTTTCAGCTCTCGCATCGGCTAATTCCCTCGAGTATTTTGCATCGAGCGCAGCAACATCGCGCTGGCGCACCTGCATATCAGTAATGGTTGCGTTTGCCTGCTCCAGCTCTCTGGCTTTTTTATCGCGCTGCGCTTTGTAGGTGATGGCGTTATCGCGGTAATGATTCAGCCCCAGACTAAGCGCACCACAGGCCACCAGCAGGGCAATGATGACCACACACAGAACGCGGTTCATTTCACCACCAGCGTATCTGACCGATGAAATAACCGGAGGCCATAATCACAAACACCAGCCAGATAAGGATGAACTTCCAGGTGGATAATTTTTCAGCCATCACTCGAATCTCCCGAATCAGTTTGCTAAAATCAAACACACTTTCTCCTTTGACTTTTCCGAAGTCAGGAAACACAAAACCCCGCTTGCTGCCAACAAACGGGGTTTTTACTTTTATTCACTTAGGTTTTGCCAGTTCGCAGGATTTCGTGTTATCCGTCCGCGTTGGCCAACGTCATTTTTCAGCAAAATATTCGGCTTATCTGTCGATTCCCCAGCACGCCAGCGCGCTCTCCTGGTCACGACGGGATACCTGACCATAACAGTTATTTGAGCGGATACGGCAGTCTCTGCCACCGTCCTTAATCCACCAGCGAATCGCTTCACACGCTCCTCTGCGATCGCCTGCATTAATTCGTTTATAAAACGTCGACGGGAAACACTTACCGGGGCCAATGTTGTAAGGACAGAATGACGCAATACCCGCTTTCTGGGGTTCAGTCAGTGGCACTTTGATGTTTTTCTCCACCCATGCCAGCGCCTTATCACGCTCAATGGCGTTAACCTGGTCGCATTTTTTCTTCGACAACTTCATGCCCGGGACGACAGGTTTGCCATCCACCCTGGTGGCACCACGACAAATGGTCCAGATACCCGCACCATCACGGTATGCCGTGGTGTGGTTACCTTCTTTTTCATCCAGAAACTGGTCGAGAATATCAGGCGCAGGCGCCCCTGCGGCAATCAGCGCCAGAACGGCAGCCGACAGGCCGTATTTGATTTTGGTGTTCATGGATATTTATCAGGATTTATCGGTTCCGAATCCCTGGATATGTTAAGCCTTCACCCCACCAGTGGTGGGCACTGGCGGGTTCTTAATTTCCCCGGATGATCGTGGATTACATTCCACCAGGAGATTACTTATGCTTATCTATCCAGCGGCAGACCTCCGTTTACAGGGACGCAGAGCACAACCATGGGATAAAACAACCACTCATAAATATCGTCCCGGTCAATATTATGACTTTCGTAAACACCCGGAACTGATCGAGACACACCTTGAGGATTTTGTTGAATATTCAGACAGACAAGCGATTCAGACCTTTTTTTCTTTTGTTAAGTGGATCAACAGCAATTCATCTGCATTCGAGAGCACGGACTGCATGTTTTCAGGAACACCAAAGGTTGATGAATACGCCCCGGTATTTGGTTGCACCCATGCGTCATCTGGCCGCTTCGAATTTTTGTTTCGCGATACGAAAATAAACCAAAATGAGCGAGCTGTCGGATGGGTACTTAACAAACTATCGCTCTACCTTCAGAAAGAACGGCCCGATTTTTGTAAAGGAACCTTTGGCATCGTTCCCCTCATGACGGAATATACCGACTCCGGCGGTAACGAGTTCACCGGTTATCGTATTTGTGTCTATTTCGATGCTTACGGGAATGGAACAGAGGATACCTGGACTTCTCTCAACATCATGTTTGATGGCCTCATGAAAGCCACCAAAAGAATGAGCAATGAAACAATCACTGGCGAGATGCGTCCCCTTTAAAAAATTATCCAGAATCTCACTATTTGCAGAGCGCTCTCTGTTTTTTTGAATACGGAAACACTCTGCGAGATTTCTGCTCATCACTTTCCGGCAATAATCGTAAAACGCCGCGAACTGCTCATCACGGCGTTTTTTTTCACCTTCGGAAGGGATCTGCACCGACAGTTTTTTATTCAGTTCAACGACGCTGTTCTCCAGTTTTTCAATGCGTGATTCGATATCATCTTTTTCTGACTGTATCGTGTTATATGCATTGTTAATTTGTATGGTATACCGCTCTTCTGAACAGAGGCGCTTTTCCGGCAACGGTTCGTTCCCTTCACATAACCCGGCAGCAATATCCATGAAAAACTGCTTCGCCTTCTTTTTCGCCTCAGCTTCGTAAAACTCCAGCGGGGCACCTTCAACACGATCAAGATCAATCACCACATTTGGCAACAACAGTGACGTATACCCACCAGTTTCCAGCGCCACAGTAACAGTAATCTTATCCGGGTAAATATTTATCCCTTTAACAACCAGTTCGTATTGTTTATTCATCGTCTACTCTCCCCGCGCCGCCTTACGACGGTCCTCTCTGATTTTGAAATACAGGTTAGTAAGATACGTCAGCAGGCCAAACAGCAGACTCCCCAGCACACCTATCGCCACCCACTGGGACGGAGAGACTTTGTCCAGCAGCTGCAGTAACCAGTATCCCGTCCCCACCGCTGACGTGGTGTATGACACACCTGTTGTGATTTTTTCCATCTGGTACATACCCCGTCTCCCGCAATCCGGAAGCTCACAACAATAAAAAAGACCACCGGCACACACCGATGGTCCCTGACGCATGCTTACATCATCATGTCGCTGTCCGGTGTGGGGTCACCGCTATCTGAAGCACTCCCCTCACCCGCGATGCCTTCCGGCTCCGGAGCTGCCGGTGCGCCCAGCAGTTCATCCAGAATGGCATCCACTTCTGCATCAAGACGCGCTTCCAGGTTATGGCGAAGTTTCTGTTTCAGTGCGCTCCGGACTTCTTCAGAGCGCAGGACTTCCTTCACTGCTTCAGCAGTGACCAGGGATGTAATTTCTGACATGGGATTTTCTCGTCGAAAGATGTGATTAAGAAAGTTGCCGCTAAATGAGCGGCTCTTCGGGTTTGCTTCCGGCTGACTGACTGGCGCTGATTTTCTCAGCGGCCCTTTTGTCAATCTGTCTGCGCCAGAAGTCACGCATGGCCCTGTACCCACCCGAAAGGAGATACAGCACACAGACCACCGTACAGAAGTACAGCATTAACTGGTTTAGAAATGTCATAATTTCTTTCCGTTATTGTTGACAATAAGAACTGTTTTCATTTAAAAAACCAGAGCACGAAAGTATCGTTCCTTTATTTTTTCTCCATAGGTATTACCACCGCCAGCGTCCATTCCTGTCGCTGGCGGTTTTTTTTATCATGCCGCAGTGTCTGTGCTGTTCACTTCCACCGCAATGCTGTCTATCAGTACCGGGTAAGTCGCATTCCTGGTAATGTCTGTCACATGCAGTTTATCCGCCGCAAATGCACTGACCGGTGACTGCGTCAGCGTGAACGGTGTGCCATCCTGACCATCAATAACCGGCGTCACCTGAAGGCTGTTATTCCCGGCAAAGCGGAAAGCCAGCGTATGCCATTCGTTATCAAATGCGCCAAAGGTTCCCAGTTTCAGGTTGTTTGTCGCCACTTTCGCATTGTGGTACATCACATTCAGGTCTTTTGCATCTGTCTGGATGTAGAACGCTGCCAGCAGGTTATTCCCCCCGTCTCCGGTCAGGGCAACGCCCTGTGGCAGTGAAGAGACCGGCCAGTAAAACGCCATAACATACTGGTTCGCAGCCAGCGCTCCCGAAACCTTAAAGCGGCAGCGAATCTGCCCCCCTTTCTGTAACAGAGCCGCACCGTTGCCCGCGGCGTACTCCAGCACCCAGCTGCTTTTACCGGCCTCCTTGGTCAGCTTCACTGCCTTACCTCCGGTTCCCTCCGCATCGCTGACCACTTCTGCCCTGCCGCCACTGGCTGACCATCCCTGTACTTTCAGGCTTCCCTCTGACTCGCTGGCAAGGTAAGAGAGCAGTGTTGTGACGCCTGTGGCTTCTGCACCGGAAGGCGATGAAGGGCGCACCTCTGATACTGTCGATGATGCCCCCGCGTTTAGCGCCACTCTTCCCGCATGGCGCAAAATCGCCGTTGCCAGACGGTCGGAAATAATCCCACGGCGTGCCCAGGCGCTGAAATGGCTCGCCCTGTCCTGTGACGTCCAGGTGGCTGAGCTGTCACGCCATTTCGAACCGTAATATCCGATACCCGGAATGTCCGGGTCTTCTTCCGGTTTGTTCGTCGGCACATTCACCCCGTTCTCATCGGTCATGAACGGTACGAAATGGATATTCTTTTCCGTTTTGTTTTTGTAGCTGCCGTACACCGTCTGGTAGGTGGCTTCGTTCTTCTGCTTCCAGAAATACGTCGTGTCCCCGCATATCCAGGGAACACCGTCAGCAGAGCCACCGACGCACTGACCTGCCATATCCGCCAGGTCTGCACGGAATTTATCAACCAGCGCACCAAACTGTGCTGCGTGATTTGCCGGCGTACCGCCAAAATCAAATTCCCCCTGCATCCACACCACGGCAAACAGCACATTTTTCGGGTTCTTCTTCAGTGCTGCTTTTGTTCGACCGATAAGGTCCTTATACAGCGGCTTGTCCACACCCCAGCGGGTTGAATTCTCCGAAGCACCACTCGCGTCACTGTATGCGCCATCAGCTCCGGTGGTGAACGCTGAACCACCACGACAGCACGGAACCAGCAGAATGCCCGCATTCGCCGGTATAAACGGCAGCAATTTTTTGGCGATATGCAGCCCCTGCCCCACGGTTCCGTACTGCCCCTTTGACAGGTCCGCTTTCGGATGGTTAAGGCGGCTCATGTCCTGCACATCATGCAGACAATGGTCCGCCGGAATGATGTCGTTATATTTACAGGCGACACCGCCCGGTGTCACCGTACTGCGGCGCGCCAGCTGCTTAATACGCGGGTCCGGACGGTCATATGTCTCCGGCAGCGGAAGGCCTTCACCATATGCCATGCTGTTTGACTGCCCCGCCAGAACCACAATAAAGTAATACTCCGGGTCTCTGGTGGCACTGATTACTGCACCTTCTCCACCTGTCGGCTTCACCACAACAGGTGTGCTCACATCACCTTCTGCGACAATCGCCTGAATAAGTGCTGCGCCATCATCCGTATACGAAGAAAACGGCCCACCGTATGGTTGCCATCCTTCACGAATTTTTTGCGCAAGTGCATCAGCAAGGTCTGACGGCGATGCCGCCCTGACCACATCGTAATGTTTAAATGTCATGAATCCTCCCGGCCGGGATAGTGTACTGAATCAGATAAAGAGCGGGCTGAAGTCCGGAAGTTACAGGACAATGGCAGAAGGGAGACTTACAGCCCGCAATTCGAAAAAGGCCGCGCAGTTGCGCAGAGTGATTACCATGGGGTATTATTCGCCAGCTGAAATATTACTTCACGTTTTGTTGTTTATTCCTTGCCGCCCGCGTCTCCCAGCGCGGGCTTTTTTTGCCCATAAAAAAAGCCCCTCCGGAGAGGGGCTTCGCTACGTGTCTGTTAACCATATGCATGGTGCCGGGTGCCTCCCGGTGAGTTCAGTATCAGCACCTGAACCCGCACAGAAAGGATAGAGTAGAAACACCTGCGCTGATATGCCCCTCCGCTCAGGGGGATTCACCATGCCAGTTTCTTTTAACAAACTCCCCGCAAACCAGACAACTGTCAACCGTCTGAATTGTGAGACATTTAAAATTTTCGGGGCGTACCTGATACCCGGTTAATTCTGCAATATCATCCGTTCTGACTGACTAAATCCTGTACTTCCCTGACCGTCTGCTCAAAACGTTCAGTCTCCAGCTCAACGCCAGTTGCACGACGCCCCAGCGCCATCGCGGCTTTGACTGTCGAACCCGACCCCATGAAAAAATCTGCAACCAGGTCACCCGGACGACTGCTCGCGCTGATTATCTGCTGCAGCATTTCTGCCGGTTTTTCGCACGGATGTTTCCCGGGATAGTACTGCACCGGTTTATGCGTCCACACATCCGTGTACGGCACCTGCGCCGTCACGCCAAAATACCGCCGCAGATGCTTATATTCACTCTGCAGTTCCGCATACTGCCGGTTCAGTGAAGTATACGTCTCCAGCAGCTGGTGGTGGGGCTTTTCCAGTTCACCCCGCTGATGCTTCTCTTCTGCCACCCGGGCAAACAGCGCCTGTAATTTCAGATAATCACTTTCGTCCGGCAGCTGCCACTGACTGGCACTGAACCAGTGCGACACCATGTTTTTCTTTCCTGTGGCATCCACTATCTGTTTTGCCGTTATCCCCAGGGCAGCGCGCGCATCACGAAAGTAAGCAATCAGCGGAGCCATCACATGCTGTTTCAGTGCCCTGCCCTTCGCCTCATACCCGGCATCTTTCGGACGATACGGCCCCTGATAATGTTCCGCGAACAGAATGCGCTCTGTGGCGGGGAAATACGCCCTCAGGCTTTCCTTGTTGCACCCGTTCCAGCGTCCGGACGGCTTCGCCCAGATAATATGGTTCAGCACACTGAAGCGTTCACGCATCATGATTTCAATGTCAGATGCCAGGCGATGGCCACAGAACAGGTAAAGACTTCCGGCAGGTTTCAGCACCCGCCAGAACTGCGCCAGACACTGGTCCAGCCACTTCAGGTAATCATCGTCGCCCTTCCACTGGTTATCCCAGCCCTCAGGCTTCACTTTAAAGTATGGCGGGTCTGTGACTATCAGATCGACAGAGTTTTCCGGTAAGGTCTGGATAAATTCCAGGCAATCAGCGTTGATTAACTCACAACTGGATATTTTTACAGTATTAGCCATAGATCAATAAGCACTTCTCTGATAGGCTCATTCTGCTTTTGCGCAAAGCAGATGGGCCTGAGGTTTGCTTGTGACCCCAACGCATGAGCAGATGGCTGGTGAGTGCCCTAACACCCACCAGCCGCCCATTTACCACAAATAAAAAAGCCTTCAGGACTGAAGGCGTCTGTAACAACCGAACTGATAGTCTGCCAGACCCGCCATAACAAGCTGGGTCAGTATTAACTGACAGCATTCGCGTGAAAGGTAAGTATTCTGTGCAATCTCCCCGACTGTCGCCGGTTCGGTGACGCTTAATTCATTAAACACCACTCTGGCGGTTTCGGTCATATCCTGCTGTTTCAGCATGTCTTTTTCCCTTTTCCGGTTAACGTGACACACCAATAACTCTTGTCAAAAAAGCCAGCAAGCTGAAAGACCGGTATTCACCGCCACCAGCGCGTTTACTGTACAGGACCGATTTCAGCCATAAAAAAACCCGCTCGCGGCGGGTTTAAGCTGTGTGGCAAAGTAACCACTCTTAACATACTGACATACTTTTTGCGGACCGCACTAATCATTTTTTACTTTTTTAGCAGCCAGTCGTCCATCTCCAGTCTTACCCCCAGCACAGACAAACATCCGTCAATAAACCCTTCGGCTATCTGCATCTCAATTCGTATTGCTTTTTCGCTTTTCTTTCTCGTCCTGGCTATCTGTCTTTTTGATATTCGCAACAAATAATGAGCAATGAGAAGCGAATACTCCTCAGGTTTTTTCTGCTTCAGACGTGCAAGACAGTTTTCAATGATAAGTCCGTCATCATCGCAGCAGGCTGGACGTGGTTTAGTGGTAGATGGTAAAAGGCCTTTGAATCCGGCAGCGATCGGAGAATAGTCCACCCCGGTGTTACCACTTGCCGCCCATGCCCCCCAGCGTTCAAGAACCATCTGAATATCACGCATCAACTTTCTCCACAAAAATCAGGACAGCACACCAATCGCCAGTGCGCGATCGATAAAACGAAATATCAGCTCCAGTTGGGAACCATACTTCTCTTCAAATGCCACGGTATCCGCATGCAGTTCGTCATGGTGTTTTCTGCACAAAGGCAACACAAAAAGGTCATGCGCTTTTGTACCCATTCCACCCTGACCATGACCAATCAGATGATGAGGATCGTCCGCTGGCTTACCACAACACGCACACGGCTGTGTCTTTACCCAGCGTGTGTATTTCTCATTTACCCAGCGGCGACGTTTAGGTCGTTTCATGAAGGATTCCGGAGACTCCGGATCAACGGCAATGCTGACCACCGTCTTTTCCTGTGGTGGGTTCTGTTGCTGGTGGGTGTGAGGCGGTAGCGCAATATTTTTTGTGCGCTGCTTCAGTATGCTGGTGGCGGTCTGTTCTCCCGGTATGATGTCGCTTTCACGGTATACGGAGCGGATTTTTTCCGCCGGTAATCCCAGAGAGCGACGCGATACTGCCTCAGGTAATGCGTCCACCACCTGATTGCAGACTGCCCACCAGGATAATTCAGCCAGCGATAATTCCCGCTCCTGCGTGCCATTCATTACATGGCGTATGACGTCAATCATCCAGGCTGTCAGATTTTGTTGAGTAAGTTGCTCAAGTGATTCGGAGGTCTGGTCGCGCAGCTGGTTGTCGCAGTGCCAGCACAACACCATTGCGCCAGCACCGTAACTGTGAATAACGGTTTCGCTGTGATGATAATCGCCGTGTGGCCACTGGCAGGATTTCACGTGACGTAATAACCAGTCAGACAGTGCACCAGCGCCGCCAGCTGCACGAATCACCCGCTCATCGCTGAAAAATGGCAGCAGTGATTTATCTTCCGCCAGCGGCTGGCGAACAGTAGGAACCGCTCCAGATGGCAGCGCCCGCATGTTTTTCGGTTCCGGCTCCACCAGCACCCTGCCGCGATGAAAAACTGGCAATGATTCACGACCGGGCTTAAGGACCACCAGCCCGAGTTCCGGAACCAGAACAGGTCGAAGTAATACCCGCACATTACCTCCAGACGCGCTGACGGTAGCAGGCATGTGTCCGTGGCAGATGTGCACGAACAGGAAGATATACAGAAACGGTCCAGGTCAGACGATCAGCGTTCAGACTCCGCTCCACACGGACACCGCGACGCAGATACGCCTCTTGAAGCATATCTGCCTCATCGATCGTACAGAACAGATAGTGAAACCAGCCATACTGAGGCGCACGAAAACGCCTCCCCTGCTTAATTTCCGGGTCGGCTTCAGAATTGTGGGATTTTATGTGTTGTGTCATCGGATTCTCCGGTGACAGCAGGTGTCAGTTGTTCAGGCTGACTGCGCGAATTGTAAGGCAATACGCCGGAATGTACAAACAGAAAACCCGTCAGTAAGACGGGCTTAACAAGCAGGGGCGGTTACTTTAATAATTTCAGTGCCTTTACATCAACTTCAACACTGCTCAGGTCTTTATCAATTTCACCCTCAATTCTTACTTTGTCTTTCGGAGAAACATTCTGCCCGGCCCATACGCTGTCATCAATATCCGTGACAATTGTCCCGCTATTGTCACGAAACTCATAACGTTCATCACCCACTTTTTTAACGATGCTCCCTTCAAGGATAACCCATGCATCATCCTTCAGTTCTTTTGCCTGCGCTACTGTTGAACGCTCTGCTTCTGGCCCCTGGAAACCACCCTGCTGTGCAAAAGCGCCAAAAGACACACCGGAAATAAGTGCTGCAATCAATACCTTTTTCATTCATAGTCCTCTTTCAGAGATGAACATTCAAACAGCATTTTCAGTATGGTAAAGCGCGGGTGCGTTGAGGATGCCTGACACATCAGAGGTGGCGGGAGATTACTCCCCCGCCTGGTCTCTTACTTCTCAGATTCGTAGTCTACGAAGACAGCGACCTCCGTCTGACCGGTTCGGATTCGCACCTCGCAGAGGTCTTTCCTCGTTACCAGTGCCGTCACTATGACGGTTAAACAGATGACGATCAGGGCGATTAGCATCGCCTTTTGCTGCTTCATAGCCTGCTTCTCCTTGCCTTTCGGCACGTAAGAGGCTAACCTACGTGTGTAGAGCATAGATATGGCCTCAGATTAATGTTAAGCGTCTTGCCGGACGCGTAATGTTAACTGGGGCTTTTCTCTATCTGCCTTTTGGTGTTCATGCCTGAGACAGATAGCCTCAAGCACCCGCAGCAATTTTACTTAACTCCCCTTTTCCCACAAATCGTTTTTATCCCTATTGGTAATGTTCTCCCGATGTGGGATTCCCACATTGGAACGAATTCAATCAGTTAAAGACTCATCAGAATCTCACCTTTCTAAGTGCCCACAGGTGAGGCATTGCAATAAAAATAGCAAACGTGTATAAAAGGAGGTAATGCATGTTTTTCCAGTCTTATCAATCCATTACTGAGAGTTAAGGGGGCGCCGTGGATCGGTGCGGTAATTATTTACTTAAAGATGGTCGCAGTTTAGGACAAGGGAGTTTTGGCGAAGTATTTAAGGTTGATGTCTATAACTTAACCCAGACCCACATGACCACATATGCTCGCAAATACTTTTCACCTTGCCCGGACTTTGACAAGACCGCTATAAAAGAGTTGACTGATTTAAGACAGCGTTTTTTAGTTGAGATCAAAACACAATGCACTCTCAATAGAATAAACTATGATTCAATAGCGCCAATAGTTTTATTTAATACAAATGGTGATAAACCTTATTTTGTTATGGAATTGGCAGAGTGTAACTTATATGAAGCCATCCGCAATGGTATGAACTACGCGGAGAGGAAGTCTGCTGTTACTCAGATTTTAAAAGGAATTATCACCATACATGAAAACAACTATATACATCGTGATTTAAAACCAGGAAACATACTTTATTATGCCGATGGAAAGTATAAAATATCTGATTTTGGTCTAGTAAAAGACAGAGATACCTTACGGGCCGAAATCAAAACAAAATTTAAGCCTAATCACATGGGCACAGATGGATATCGAGCGCCCGAAATACATGATAGCGGTCTTTTTTCTTTTCAAAGTGACATATTTGCAGCAGGTAAAATTATCACTGATATATATCCCACAGAAAGAAGTGAAAAATTAAAAAGATTGATTGCAAAATGTTGCGCACATTGGCCTGAAGAACGATATCAAAGCACACGGGAGTTACTGGAAGATTTTTTAAAAGTGACGGGGGAGGTAAATCATGAAGAACATAATTGAAATGGCATGTTTTAGCCTAAAACAACCCCAAAAAAAAGAAAATGAAGACTTTTATTTACCGCCATCTTTTGATAGCGATTTTAACATTGTCTTTGCAGTAGCTGATGGGGTTGGTTCCTCTGAACATTCAATGCTTGCATCTCATGCAGCCATTCGTGGCATTAGACACACGCTAGGCACTTCCTTTTTCTCAATTGAAAGTGCATTTCATTCAGCTAAAAAAGAAATTGACAATTTAGATATTAGCACTGCCACAACCTTAACAATTGTTCAGATCAAAAAAAATGAAGTGTTAATTGGTCATTCCGGTGATTGCCGAGTATACTTCAATAAAAACAATAAACTAAATCAGTTAACCACTGATCAAACGAGATATCAAGAACTCCTTGATTCTGGTGAACATAAATTACGTAATTTAAGAAATCATAAAGAACGGCTATCTTCAGTCCTAACGAATGCTTTATCAAATACAACGGATTTGAATTTTGAGTTAATGTCTTTTCCGATTAGCCAGCTAATTTATAATGGCTATCTTCAACTCTATGCAATGACTGATGGTGCCTATAAGCATTGGGATGTCAGACCAAGGTTTTCTGAGAAGACAATGCTCTCACCAACAGCTTTTGCGAGTAGTTTAAGAAAAAGGATTGAGAAAAACATAATGGATGATTACACCTTTATAGGCGTAAAAGTAACCTAATTTTAGATATCCAAGATATTTACTCTAATTTAACCATAGTATTCCCAACCTCTTTTTATTGGGGGTTGGGTTCATTAAAGTCACCATTTTCTATTTCTTTCCCGTTAGAGGATATATTATTTCCAGATAAAGAAAGCAACTTCTTATGCAACTTCATATCACGCCATGCTTCCACCGCGGTAACTCTACATAGTCCATTAACAGTTCATGCCATTCTTCAAAATTGGCGTTATATTTAGTTGAAGCAAAATCAGCCATTTTATTCTTCCTCTTCGTCTTTTATTTCGTGATATGAATAATTGCAGTAGTTAAAGAAAATATCTTTTGCTTCGTCATGTATTTCATCAGGCGTCGCATCATCATCCACTTCGAATTCATCCTCGAAATCTCCACCGGCTATTCCCGTTTCAATAATTATTTTAACTTTCGCATTTAACTACCGCCCTGCCGGACAGCCTCCTGATGTTCTGAGGGCGCCTCCCCCCCCCTCCGGTTAAGGATTAAATTTTTAACAGAGCTAAATTTAATTATTCAGTTCTGGATTTTGTCGCCCTGCGTATCCGCGCTTTCGCGTTACGCTCAATCTGAATTAGCTTTTCTATATTTTTTCGCCTTTCCCGCTCCTCCTGACGCAAGAGCCTTACATCATCTGCCAGTCTGGTTTCTCTTTTCGCCACAGAGAGCATCCAGTCAAATGGCTCCACAACTGCACCGCAGATTTTACAGCGGACCTGACGCTCTTTTTCGTCAACCCGGACAGAGGCGTGATGGCAATATGGTCTTTCCGATGGCTCATAAAGAAAATTAACCTGATTACGTGGGTCATCCTCTTTTACCGGAAATAAAACAATATTACTTAACTCATCTTCTGGTTTTATTTCCATGCACCTCTCCTTTGATGCGAATGCCAGCGGCAATTGAAGCCTGATAGCTAATTTCACTCACAGCACCACCTCCTAAAAATTCCCCTGACAGAACGCCAGTACACGCTGCATAACTTCGCTATTTCGGCACTCACTGCAAATTATGTTCTGATGCCTGTCATAGCGGCGTATTTCTCCGTCTGGTAACTTTCGAATCAATGTCTGGTCGGTTGTTTTCTCCGCTGCCTTACGCCATACGCGATACACCTGTTCTGATGCAAAAACACCGTATTTACCGGGCATGTATAAATCGCCACAAGCCAGTACATCCACAAGGCAACGTCTGACTGAATGCCAGCCTGCTCCCGTCGCTCTCTCCAGTTGTGATATCGTCATGCGTTCATTTTTGCGTACCAGCCCGATAATTCGGGCCTTCAGTTCTTCACGCTGTTCGTGTGTAAAAGGTTTCGCCATAAGCGCCTCCGGCAATCACTTTTCCGACACAATACGACCGGATGAATCGACAATCTGCCGAACAATATCCCGGTGCTTGTTCAGCTCCCGCAGCGCGGCGCAGACACGCTCCCACTTCTGAACCTGACCTTTTGCCCGGCGCAGCTCGCGGTTAGCCACATGCAGCGATGGTAAAATCAGACCATCCGGATGTTTTCTGGTGAACAACGGCTGTGACTGCACTGTGACCGCCACACTTTCAGTTTTTATTTCTTCCTGTGTTGCGGCTTCCCGGACTGGTAACGCAGCACCTGCTGGCTGAGGAAAGGCCTTACCATCATTTTCCGTTACCAGCGCGGCTTTCGGCTCTGCTGGTAAATTATCGCCCGGCATGCAGTAACGAAATCTACCGTTCTGATTAACGCGTGCCAGCCGCCCCGTTGCGGTTACCACCGCCAGCGTGGAAGCAACCTTGCGAGTACTGACACCGAACTTACCCGCTATTTCTTCACAGGTTTTAGCCCCCTCCTGAGCGATAAACTCAATCATCATGTTAGCGCTAACTTTTGGAGCGACCTCTTCGGTCAGCATATCCTGTGTTTCAGATTTTACTGGCCGCTCTTCGGTTACCCGGGATTCACCTTCGACAGCCAGAAACCAGGTGTGACCCGTTTTATCAACAACGCCATTTTTTTTGAGCTCCCACAGTTCGTTGAGAACTTCTTCACGGCTGATATCAATTCGTGCCGCCAGTTCAACAGAATTGGCTTTACCCATCGCTTTCAGTGCATGCAATACGGTTTCCATTAAAACTTCCTCCGGATAAAAATACTTCTCAAATCAGACAAAACCAGCCGCTTTCCGGCGTTCATACTCCTGTTTCAGCAACTCAATTGGCGTTGGTCCCAACGGGCGTTTTGGTGCCGCCAGTTGTCGCCGTACTGGCGGAACGCTCATCCCGTTACCAACATGCTTTGCCCATTTCGTCAGTTGCCGTTCCGCAAGTCGTTTTAACTCGCCCTGCGTCATCTGGCGCTCAATCCCTCTGGTACGCATTTCGAGGCAGATGTGGTACAGCACAGGCTGTGGCCACGGGTATTTATCACTCCCGTCGTATCGCCAAGATTCATTGCGCCAGCGCCGATACTCTTCCATCACGGCATCCACCGTAAGACCAAATGGATTTGCCCCACTCTCCGAAATCAGCGCAACAAACTCAGCCAGGTCCGGGGGCCACGTTTCACCCGCCCGGCAGCGGTCCATGCACTGACGGCACACCAGACGGATTTGCTGTTCAGTCATCGCACCAATCTGGGCAATCCAGAGCTTCGAAGGTGCGGCCCCGTTCTTCTGAGTCCAGCGGTTCGAATACACCTCCCCCATGAGCTCCCACAGCTTCCAGGCCGTTTCCGTTGCTGATAAATCCGTTGTCACGTTCCCACTGTTCGCGTGCAGCCCGGATTTCCTGAACTGCCCGTGATGCCGTGCCACCTGATGCTGCATGGCTTCCCCCCTTGCTGACTGGTTTTACCTGTGCCCTGACGTGCTGCACGTGGCGGGCAAATTTCTGCTCCCACTGAACCTGCGTGAAAACCTTCCCCTCCGCCATCCAGTAATCCCGGAATGCGGCAAGCTCAGCAGGTGTAAATTCCGGCTCAGGCAGAGCCATACCCCACACTGCTGCCCGTTGTCGAAAATCCGGCGACGGCTGCCAGACAGTAGTCATCGAAAATTTCCCGATCGGTTCGCTCAGGCCGTCCAGGTATTCAGGTTCGGCTGTCTGCAACGGCGCACCATTCGACTCACTGGTCGGAATACTCTCGCGCGCGTTATGTGTGGGGTTTAATTCTGTATCTGTATCTGTATCTTTATCTGTCGTGACTTGTCGTGACAGATGCGTGACACGTCGTGACTCATCGTGACAATCAGCATTATGTTTCCGCAGCTTTTCCCGCTCCCGCTGCGCTCTCTTGCGCTCTGCCGGGGATTTTGCCGTTTGCGAAACGTTACCATTGTCCTCTTTCAGCACCTGACGTTTTTCCCATCCGGAAATAAGGTCACCATCCAGAACCCGCCCCTGCATTGCATGCAAAATTGAATCAATTACGTCTTCCGTCACATCAAGCGCACTTGCTAAATCTTCCGTCGTGACATCAATGTGACCACGTAGTGACACGCCGTGACATGTCGTGACATTTCGTGACGCGCTCACCAGAAGATGGATATACACTGCCATCACTGTTGCGATTGGCTGTCCTGATACCCTGGCAATCGTTCGCCACTTGGGGTCATTTGGCATGTCATGCCACAATCTGAGCCAGGCATTAGCCATACTCACCTCTTCTGATACCGAACTTTACCCACGAACTTCCGAAAGAAATCCGGTATAAATATTGTTGGTCAATGCACAACAACTGCATTACCAGGCTGACCACCACTGTTAGTCAGGGTGCCCCAGGCGATCGCTACAGCGACAAAATCATCCACATCTTTCACCAGCCGATCCCGTCGTTCGACGATCTCCCGGTAATATTCAGAACTGTGACTGCGCATACGGGCCACCAGCAAAGGCGGCATCGCCTTTTCGATCGCCGGTAACAGCGCCTGAATTTTTTCAACCGCATCAGGCGTATCCTTCTCCACCCAGCGGAAAATTTTCTGGGTATTACGGGCCAGGGCTTCCGGATGGCTGTCGTCGTACAGTTCCGGGAACGTCATCCCAAGTTCGAAATAAGTCCGGGCTATTTCAGCTGCAGGCACTTTCTCACCATCAGGATATGCCCAGGCATTCATCGCCATGCGGATGTGTTCATGTTTGATTTTCATGAATCATTTTTCCTTTCGTTCGAGGTGTTATCCTTCTTTTTGTAAAGTTCTGGGTTCAACGATAATTTTCCCTTGGAGTATGCAACTGCTTCAGCAGCCCTCCCCTTGGGAACTATTTCGCCGGGACGCTTACGCCACATGTATATAGCTTCTCGGGTTACCCCATAAAAATCAGCGACTCTTTGGACAGAACCAAAAAACTGGACAAGTTCATCAACTCGCATTTCGCTCTCCTTAAAACTAAGTATTTTTAGATTAAAGGGTAATTTTTTTTAGGTCAATACAATCTAAAATAATTTATATTCAATTCGCGGGAGAAAATAATGGAAAGCCTTGGCATTAGGCTTAAGAAACTCAGAAAAGACAAAGGTCTGACCCAAGTTGAACTTGGCAAGCTTTCTGGCGTAACTGGGGTAACAATAGGATACTGGGAGAAAGATCTAAACGAACCAGGTAGCAAAGCTCTTAGTAAATTAGCCCTAGCACTAGGCACTACTGAGTCCTATCTCCTGTATGGAGTATCATCACCTGAATCATCCCTTGTGCAGAAAAATCCAGGTACCCAAATCCCATACCTTTCTTGGGGAGAAGCGATTTCTTTCCTAATATTAAAAGGAGAGAAAACTATGGGAAATGTCGACAGGATCACCACATTCTTTGATGTCAAGGAGGGAGATTTTGCCGTTTCAATGCCTGATGATACTATGCACAATCCATCAGGGTCCCCAAGCATTCCAGTTGGAGCCACAGTGATCATGAGGCCTGGCGAAAAATATAAAAATGGTAGCATCGTCGCAGTAATAGTCCCAGATCCACTCACAAACGAACCATCCATGACTATAAAAAAATTAGTTATTGATGGAAAGCTCGTGTACTTAGCCCCCCTTAACCCACGCTATCAATCATCCTTACTTACACCGGAATGTAACATCGTTGCTGTAGCAAAAGGTGTTCAGTTCAGCCTCTAGCTCCCGCTTTGCCCTGTAATCAGAGGTCGGCTTTGTCGGCCTTTTATCTTAAAAATATTTATATTCAACTTGACAGCAAAACTAAATATTCTTATATTCATTGCAACCCACCCCGCTTCACAGAATGCAGGGCAATACTTCGAGTTACCCGGCAGTGGTCAGGGGTTAAGTAGCCAGCCCGAGGCGTATGAACATGACGGCGGGAACACTTTGTATAACAGCGCAGCAGGTTTTTAGTTCCGCGACCCGGCGTTAAGGGGGAATGAGGTCAACATGGATACGCTCAATCTTGGCAACAACGAATCTCTGGTATGCGGCGTGTTTCCCAACCAGGACGGTACGTTCACCGCGATGACGTATACCAAAAGCAAAACGTTTAAAACTGAAGCTGGCGCGCGTCGCTGGTTAGCCAGAAACACTGACTGATGAGGTTGACGATGGAATTTAAAGATTTACCTCCTTCAATCCAGGAGATTGCAGCACACACACTTCGTCATCGTCTGAACGAACTTGAATTGGAATCGGTAACGAAAAAAGACACTGATAATATGGCTCGTAATGTGCGCGATGCGTTTACCGGATTGTATTTCTGTGCGTCTATAAATAAACACGACTCAGAGAGTGTGGCAAATAAAATTGCAGAAACGACAGCGCAAAACATCAATACGAAACCAACGGAAGAAGAAATTGATCAGTTTGCTCATGATGCTGGTTTAAAAAACAAGAAAGAAAAATCGCCATATGCGGGGAACATGTTTGTTTATGACAATCTCATCAGAATTCGTGGCGAAATTCCGGCGGAATACCTGGCAAGAGTCCATCAGGCATTGCTTAAAAATTTGGAAACAGAATTATTTGATGGCAACACTAACGGTTTCTTCATGGTATCAGGCCTTGAGAAAGACTGGGATGCAGAAAAACGCTGGAATGTTGCTACATGGTTATTCAGTAACAGAGCCGCTGCACTGGAAGCTTCGGCATGTATTTGCGGCCTGTTCTTAACAGACCACAAATATAATCTGGATGTGTACAGTTATATTTACGCTGAACACGGTCCACTCTGGATTGACTGGTAATTATAAGGAAACACCAGCAGGGCCGCGGCGACCAACAGAACGATTAAAATCAATAATGCCATTATAAAGGACATTATTTAATTTATCGTCGAATGCTGATTCTGTGAGCCTCAACTCTGAATGAGTTTTTAATAACCCTGATTGCCTGAGTTGATTTACCAGGCATTCAATCTGTTTTTCAATAAGCGGATTTCTTTTTTTGTTTGGCATTTTATCCTCCATTGAGGTTCTGGGTTAAAAATGGAGACCAACACGCTGTCACGTGTGGTCGTGCGCCGGACACGGATAAGAATCCGGTACTGACAGTTTACTGAAAGGATATTTCCCTGAAAAGTCAGGGCATAACGCGAAAGCGTACGGCGAAGCTCTTTCCCTTAGAAGGCTTGTCGTTAGATTTCTTCGAACGTGCGCTTCCGGTTGTGGCACTCCGCGAAATGGCGCGGCGGTAAGTATGGCGGGGTTATTCCTTCCCCGTTGAGGACACCGGGTTGTCAGGTTGACCATACGCTTAAGTGACAACCCCGCTGCAACGCCCTCTGTTATCAATTTTCTGGTGACGTTTGGCGGTATCAGTTTTACTCCGTGACTGCTCTGCCGCCCTTTTTTAAAAGTGAATTTTGTGATGCGGTGAATGCGGCTCAGCGCACGCGGAACAGTTAAAACCAAAAACAGTGTTATGGGTGGATTCTCTGTATCCGGCGTTAATTGTTAACTGGTTAACGTCACCTGGAGGCACCAGGCACCGCATCACAAAATTCATTGTTGAGGACGCGATAATGGAAAAGTTATCATGTAATGCCAGCACGTCTGAACTTCGTTTCGAAATTGGCGTTATCACTGGAGACAAAACATTTATTGAAGACGCCATTAAGCAGAGAAAACTCGAGCAGGACCTGTTAAATGAAGTATGCATTCCTTCAATGCTGGCTCGTCTGGACCTGCTGCAAAAAGGATATAAACAATGAATACAACATTTGCACTCGTTCTGACAGTTTATCTTGTTTCCGGCGAATCTCTTGAGCTGGTGACTGGCTTATACGGTTCAATGAAAGAATGCATGGCTGCAGCAGCAGAACAAAAAATTCCCGGTAACTGTTATCCGGTAGATAAAACTACTCACACTAATAATAACGAAATACCGGCAGGACTTTAAAACAGCACCGTAATTAATATCCGGTTTCATTTTTATATGCCAGCAATGGCAGGGATTTGTTCACCCTTAAATCTGTAATGAGGTTAAAACAAAATGAGTAAAGTCTTTATTTGCGCCGCCATTCCGGACGAACAGGCAATAAAAGAAGAGGGCGCAGTTGCTGTAGCCACTGCCATTGAAGCCGGTGATGAACGCCGCGCCCGTGCCAAATTTACCTGGCAATTCCTGGAGCAATATCCTGCTGCTCAGGACTGCGCTTATAAATTTCTTGTCTGCGAAGATAAACCTGGCATGCCCCGCCCTGCTATCGACTCCTGGGATACCGAATATATGCAGGAAAACCGCTGGGATGAGGAATCCGCTTCCTTTATTCCGGTCGAACCAGAATCCGATCCTATTAACGTCAATTTTGACAAGCTGTCCCTTGAAGTACAGAACGCGGTCCTGGTTAAGTTCGGTACATGTGAAAACATCACCGTTGATATGGCGATTGACGCGCAGGAATTACTGCAAGAAGACGTGGCTACCTTTGACGGACATATCGTTGAAGCACTGATGAAAACGCCTGAAATTAACGCTATGTATCCGGAACGCAAACTGTTCGCTATCGGATGGGTTAAACACAAATGTAAGCCGGGTACCAAATGGCCCGAAATTCAGGCTGAATTACGTAACTGGAAAAAACGGCAGGACGCAGAGCGCAAAGAGACTGGAAAATACACGTCTGTTGTTGATCTTGCCCGCGCCAAAGCCAACCGACAGCACACTGAAAACCCAGCAGAAAAAATCCCTCCTGTAACTGCCGCCATTCATCGCGAATACAAGCAGACATGGAAAACCCTGGACAGGGAGCTGGCCTACTATCTCTGGCCTGGTGATGCGGATGCCGGAAACATTGACGGCAGCATCCTTCGCTGGGCTAAAAATGAAGTTATCGCCAGAGATCGCGAAGACTGGAAGCGCATCTCCGCATCAATGCGCAAACAACCTGATGCGCTTCGCTACAGCCGCCAGACTATTTTTGGCCTTGTCCGTGAACGTCCGATCGACATTCACAAAGACCCTGTGGCACTGAACAAATACATTACTGAATACCTGACTACAAAGGGCGTGTTTGAAGATGAAGGAAGAAATCAGAGCGCAACTGATACTCTCTCGTCGCCAGTACCAGAAACTGATGCAGTGGAAACGGCAATTCCGGACAACGAAAAAACCGAATGCAAAGTGGAAGTCGAATCATCTGTAGAGCGTGAGGGGCCGTTCTACTTCCTCTTCAGCGACAAGGATGGCGAAAAATACGGTCGTGCAAACAAACTTTCTGGTCTGAATAAGGCGCTGGCTGCAGGGGCTACTGAAATCACGAAAGAAGAATATTTTGCCCGCAAAAACGGTACATACTCAGGTTCACAACAAAATACTGGTGCATCTGACACGATCGCACAACCGGAGCCGGTAAAAGTTACCGCTGACGAAGTAAACAAAATTATGCAGGCAGCCAATATCAGCCAGCCTGACGCCGATAAGTTGCTTGCTGTATCACGTGGTGAATTTGTTGCAGGGATTAGCGACCCGAATGATCCGAAATGGGTGAAGGAGATTGAAACCCGCGATTCAGTGAATCAGAACCAGCAAGAAACGGAACAGAACGACCAGAAAGCGGAACAAAACAGCCCAAATGCGTTACAAAACGAGCCAGAAACGAAACAATCCGAACCAGTAGTGCAACAGGAACCGGAAAAAGTCTGCACCGCCTGCGGTCAGAGCGGTGGCGGCAACTGCCCCGATTGTGGCGCTGTCATGGGCAACGCAACATACCAGGAAACATTCGATGAAGAGAATCAGGTTGAAGCTCAGGAGAATGATCCGGAGGAAATGGAAGGCGCTGAACATCCACACAAGGAGAACACTGGCGGCAATCAGCATCACGCCAGCGATAGTGAAACTGGCGAGGCGGCAGATCCCTTAATTAAGGTGAATGGTCATCACAATCTCACATCCACCAGCAGAGCGGGGATTCATCTGATGATCGACATTGAAACCATGGGAAAAAATCCCAATGCCGCGATTATCTCAATAGGCGCAATATTTTTCGATCCACAAACCGGAGATATGGGACCGGAATTTAGCAAGACCATCGATCTGGATACTGCTGGCGGAGTCATTGATCGGGACACCATTAAATGGTGGCTTAAGCAATCACGCGAAGCGCAATCTGCCATTATGACCGATGAAATCCCGTTAGATGATGCACTGTTACAATTGCGGGAATTTATCGACGAAAACTCCGGTGAATTTTTTGTTCAGGTCTGGGGAAATGGAGCCAACTTCGACAACACGATTTTGCGCCGTTCATACGAACGGCAGGGGATCCCCTGCCCCTGGCACTACCACAACGATCGCGATGTACGCACAATCGTTGAGCTAGGGAAAGCCATAGACTTCGATGCCAGAACAGCTATCCCATTCGAAGGTGAGCGCCACAATGCACTTGATGACGCCCGTTACCAGGCAAAATACGTTTCAGCTATCTGGCAAAAACTGATCCCGAGTCAGGCTGATTTTTAATGTTCAACCATCGCCGGTTGTGACTGGTATTCTGCAACCGGCCCTCATCTGATGTAAGAGATAAAAGCGATGAGCGAAGTAATCATGATTGTCTCTCCCGGTAAATGGGTATCCGAAGAGCAGTTAATTGCGCTGAAAGGAATAAAAAAAGGTACGTTAAAAAAGGCCCGGGAAAAATCGTTTATGGAAGGAAGGGAATATAAGCATGTCGCTCATGACGGTATGCCATGGGATAACAGTCCATGCTTTTACAACCTGGAAGAAATTGATCGCTGGATTGAGCGCCAGGCATCTGCAAGACCAAGACGTCATCTTGCTTGACTAAAAGCAACACGAACCAATGAGAGAAGCTGAAATGAAATATCCGACAGGCGTGGAAAACCATGGAGGGAAATTACGTATCTGGTTTGTTTATAAAGGTGTAAGAGTCCGGGAAAATCTTGGGGTTCCTGACACAGCAAAAAACAGGCGCATTGCAGGTGAGCTACGCGCCTCTGTTTGTTACGCAATAAAAACTGGCGCTTTCGACTATGCAAAACAGTTTCCCGCCTCACACAATCTGGAAAAATTTGGTGAGGCCCGACAAGATTTAACCATAAAAGAACTGGCTGAAAAATTTCTGGCACTGAAAGAAACTGAAGTCGCAAAAACGTCACTCAACACGTACCGTGCCGTCATCAAAAATATTCTGAGCATAATCGGTGAAAAAAATCTTGCATCATCGATTAATAAAGAAAAATTGCTGGCGGTACGTAAAGAGTTACTGACTGGATACCAGATCCCCAAAAGTAACTATATTGTTACACAACCCGGGAGATCGGCTGTTACCGTAAATAATTACATGACAAATCTTTACGCCGTGTTCCAGTTTGGTGTTGATAACGGTTATCTGGCAGACAATCCATTTAAGGGGATCTCACCATTAAAGGAGTCGAGAACCATCCCGGATCCACTTTCGCGGGAGGAGTTTATCCGCCTTATTGACGCGTGCAGAAATCAGCAAGCCAAAAATTTATGGTGTGTTTCCGTTTATACTGGGATTCGCCCTGGTGAACTCTGTGCGCTTGGATGGGAAGATATAGATCTGAAAAATGGAACAATGATAATCAGAAGAAATCTGGCAAAAGACCGTTTTACAGTACCAAAAACACAGGCGGGAACCAATCGTGTGATTCACCTTATTAAGCCCGCAATCGACGCTCTCCGGAGTCAGATGGCACTAACGAGACTGAGCAAAGAGCATATCATCGATGTTCACCTCAGAGAATTCGGCAGAACAGAGAAACAAAAATGTACCTTTGTTTTTCAACCTGAAGTGTCAGCGAAAGTAAAAAATTATGGCGACCATTTTACCGTTGACTCAATAAGGCAGATGTGGGACGCAGCGGTAAAGCGTGCCGGAATCCGCCATCGCAAATCGTATCAGTCGAGACACACTTATGCCTGCTGGTCGTTAACAGCAGGAGCTAACCCGGCATTCATTGCAAACCAGATGGGCCATGCAGATGCGCAAATGGTGTTTCAGGTGTACGGGAAATGGATGTCAGAAAATAATAATGCGCAGGTAACGCTGTTAAATACACAGTTAAGCGAGTTTGCCCCAACCATGCCCCATAACGAAGCGATGAAAAGTTAATTTTTTATTTATCAATTAGTTAGATTGAATGACTCTTGAAATCCATAAATTCAAGCGCAGTGCCCAGCCATCCCGATACTGCTGCTTTCACCAAATCCTTAGTGCTTCTTTCGTGTTTTTCTATTGTCATAATGGTTATCTCTAAAAAAGAGGTAAGATGCGTACTACTTACTCGCCGTTATTGGTATTATTCAGAAAAAGTGAGTAAGACTTTGCAGCAATGTTTTTGATCCTGTTCAAATAAACTAATGGCATCAGCAACATGCTGGAATTCAAACGTATGGGTAATTAATTTTTCTGGTTCAATTAACCCTTTACTTAACCAGTCGATAACGACCGGGAATTTATTTGCATTTAAGCGTGAAGAGAAAATAGAGAGTTCTTTTCCGGTAATTAGTTGCTGAATCACTTCAGAAGGTTCACTGGAGAAGCCCATCAATACAATACGTGCCGCTGGAGAAGCCAGCGTTACGGCCTCTTTCAGGATAGAAGGATGACAAGCCGCATCGATAATTAATGTCGGCTTGATGCCTTTTTCAGCGAAAATCTCGCCAAGCGGTGTCTGGCTGTTATTAATCACCCAGTCAGCCCCGCTCTCTTTCGCTTTTTCCAGTCGTTCATCAATGCGATCGGCAACAATCACATTTTTAACGTTATAGACGCCTTTTAATACCTGAACGATCGTCAGGCCGATTGGACCGGCACCGTAAACCAGAACGGTATCATTTTCAGTCGGTTGACCATGACCGGTTACGTTAGCCGCAATGGTAAAAGGTTCGATCATTACCGCATATTGATCGGCCACTGCTTCAGGAATTTTCCACGCATTTTTTGCCGGAACCACGGCATATTCACTGAAACCACCGTCAGCGTGCACACCTAATACAGCCAGTGTCGTACAAACGTTCGGCTTACCTATTGAGCACGGATAGCAATGCCCACAGCTGACCACCGGATCGACAGCAACACGTTCACCGACTCTGGCGCTTTCCACGCCGTCACCCACTGCATCAATGACGCCAAAGAATTCATGACCAATGACGCGCGGATATTTCGCAAAAGGATTATGCCCACGATAAATATGGCTATCTGAACCACAAATTCCGGCAAGTTTCACTTTTACTCGTACTTCACCCGCTGACGGGGTGGGTATTTCACGTTCGACAATCGCCAGTTGATTCGGTTTTTCAATTAATATGCTTTTCAT